TAGTTAAGAGGCGCAGAGGTAGCATAGAAGATGCTTGGGTAATACAAACACTAGAGAAATGGGTAGGACAAATGCCAGTACCAGAAGGAAAGATAACTAGCAGTGAGATATTTGCTACACCAGAAGTACAGAAAGAGCTTGAAGATGTACAGATACCAGATGAACCAACTGAAGTGGAAGAAAAAGAACAAGAATGATGTGTTTAGACTGCAAGGTGGCTGGTGAGTTTAACTCACGAGGCCAGTATGATAAGGCTGAAGAGATGCACGGATACTGTAAAGGAGACTGCGCTTGCCAACACAAGACTGGTCCAGGGTGGGTCGTAAGAAAAGGTCAAAAGGCGACTCTGATGCAAACACAGTCTCCATAGCAGATGTAGTTAGACACTTCGGAGGCGAAGTAAAAGAGGGACGCAACATATCTGTACGTTGTTGTATGCACGATGATGCTCGTAAGAGCGCAGTCATTGACACCTATAACAATTTATATTTCTGTCATACCTGTGGCAAGGGTGGCAACGCTGTTAATGTAATTATGGAACTAGAGAATGTGGGGTTCAAAGATGCTCTCGCAAGGGCAGGCGAAATTATTGGAGGAAGCGGCTCATCACTACGCACAGGAGATAAGCCCAGAAGCTCTGCAATATCTAGAAGGACGTGGAATATCTGAGGAGATAGCAGCTAGGTATCGTCTTGGTTCTATCACAGATCCGATAGAGGGACACCAAGGCTATCAAGGTTGGATATCTATACCTTACTTCACTGCTTTAGATATCTGTGTTGGCTTTAAGTTTAGAAGATTAGATGATGGTAAGCCTAAGTATGGAGCGCCTACTGGTCAGAAGTCGCACCTGTTTAATGTCATTTCAACTATGTCTAATACCAGCAGGGTAGTTGTATGTGAGGGTGAGTTTGATGCGATAGTTATGGAAGCTAATTGCCAAGTGCCAGCAGTAGGAGTGCCTGGTGTTGCTGCTTGGAAGCCTTATTATTCAAAGTTATTCAATGGTTTTGATATGGTTTATGTAGTCGGTGACAATGATGTTAAAGAAGATGGGACTAACCCTGGAGCTGAGTTCTCTAGGCGTGTCGCAGGTGAGTTAATCAACTCACAAATCGTACAATTACCACCAGGTATGGACATAACAGACTTCTATCTGGTGAATGGACAAGAAGCAACAGCCAACCTAGTAGGAGGAGTATAGTGAGTGACTACAAAGAAGGAATTGACTCAGATGGCAGAGTATCTGAAGGAATTGGGGATGGTAATAGTTTCCATAGACTTCAAGAGTGGTACTATTACAGTCAAACCGATTCCGACAAGAAGTTAGATTCGGAGTTCGTTGCTAATGTGTGGCGAATCCTTGACACAGCAGGTAATTTGCTCATCCGCAAACATAAAGATTATGGTCCAAAGAACATCTCTCACAGTCCAGGTGGAGCACTCAACGGATTACGAGTGCGTATGCACGACAAGGTGGCTAGAATCAATCACCTCGTTGATAGTGAAGTCGCTCCCTCAAACGAATCACTTCGGGACAGTTTCCTAGATCTACTTAACTACTCTGCTATTGCAATGATGGTACTAGATAAGACGTGGCCTGAGATAGATAATGACTGAGATTAAAAGTGAACTAATTTTAGGTGACTGTTCAGAGGAGCTACCTAAGATAAACGTAAAAGAAAAAAAGTTTGTAATTGTGACTGACCCGCCTTTCAATATTGGGTATCACTATAACAATTACAAAGATAATATGGGTTCGCAGGAGTACTATGAGATGCTTGCTTCTATATTTCAGTACTCTCCGTTTGTTGTTATACATTATCCAGAAGAGATATACAAGATAGCATTTCAAGTTGGCGAGTTTCCTGATAAAGTTGTTAGCTGGGTGTATAACTCCAACACAGCAAAACAGCATAGAGACATAGCATTCTTTGGTATCAAGCCAGACTTCAAACAATATGGACAGCCATATAAAAATCCAACAGACAAAAGAATTATGCAAAGAATTGCTGATGGTAAAACAGCAAGGCTCTATGACTGGTGGGAGATTAACCAGATAAAAAATGTATCAAAAGAAAAAACAAAGCATCCTTGTCAAATGCCCCTGGAAGTTATGAAAAGAATTGTTGGCATCTTGCCTCCTGACTACACAATAGTAGATCCGTTTATGGGTTCAGGCACAACAGGTTTAGCTTGTAAAGAATTAAATCGGAACTTTATAGGTATTGAAATGGATGCAGAATACTATGCTATTGCTCAACAAAGGATAGATAATGACTGATATCCACCCAGCTATACTTGATATAGCTCCCAGCGTAGCCAATACTATCTGTCGTAGGTTTCGCAACTATGTAGATAGAGACGATGTAAAGCAGGAGTGCTACGCCTGGTATCTAACAAGAGTAGAACATCTAGATGGACTATTAAATGAAACTAATCCTATCCAAAAGGTAATCAATGAGAAGCGTATTGCTTGGCAGATGAAGCGCCACTGTGAGCGCTATGCTCGCAAGGAGAAGGCTGCTAAGGCAGGCTATCGCATAGGCGATGAAGCCTTCTATGACTCAGCAGTGATAGCCCAGCTACTGCCTCACGTAATTGCATCCATCGTAGATAATACAGTCTTAGAACAGGCACAGAACCTCATTAACGATGGTCAGCCACGTAAGCAGTCAGCTCCAGCAGAAGGTGGCAACCTACTTGCTACCCTGATAGATATAAAGAAGGCTTATCTAAAGCTAGAGATAACAGATAAAGATATTCTTATCAAGAGATACCACGAGAGCCTTACCCTTGAGGCTTTGGCAGAGTATCTAGGTTGCGCTGTATCTACTGCTGATCGTAGATGTCAGAGTTCTTTGCGTAAGTTGCAGAACAATGTGGGTGGGGAGAGTCCATACCAGTGAAAGAATCCGAGCTCTTCGATTATCTAAAAGATAAACACTTCCCCGACCTTGAGAAATCTGAAGGCGCTTTCGACTCCTTTGACTGCACTACTATTGAAAAGAATCTATACATTGAACTCAAGTGTAGGCATAGTCACTATCCAGACTTGCTGATAGAAGAGATGAAGTATCGCAGGCTTATCAACCAAGCAGAAAGTATGACTCCTTACTACATTAACTCCACACCAGAGGGTATCTATGCCTTTGATTTATCAAGGGTTCCAGAGCCAAGCTGGTCTGAGAAGTGGATGCCTACCACTACTGAGTTCTCTGATACTAGAAAGATTATGAAACTTGTCGGCTTCCTACATCTAGATTATGCTCTACCCCTATAAGTGTCTGAACTGCTTAACTACCCTTTCAGTTGAGCGTTCTATCCACGCCAAAGAAAGTGCGCCCTCCTGCACTGACTGCGGCAAAGTAATGAATAGGGTCTGGTCCTCACCCCCTCTCTCTTTCAGGGGACCAGGCTTCTATTCAACTGATAAATAAGAAAGCCCCGCAGTTAGCACTCTTGATCTGCGGGGCCTCTTACGCTAAGTGAAAGGATAAATAACCCTTAGCTGTTCTCTATTGTATCAACAATACCAGAAATAATCCACTCAACTACTGGTACTGCTACTGCATTACCTATCTGACGATAACGAGTTGAGTCAGCAATACCATCAGTCCAATTATCAGGGAATCCCTGTAGTCTTTCACACTCTACAGGAGTTAATCTGCGTACTGGAATCTTATCGTTAATTACATAAGGCACACGCGATCCACCAGTTCCCCAATAGGTAGCTACAGTTGGAGAATACTTATCATATACACGGGTATCATCAACTCTTGTTGCCTCAAAAATTAGAACTGTAGCCCTAACTTCTGCAGTGTTATCAAATGCGTTCAAGGTAGGACACACGCCTCCCTCAATCCAGGTTTCGTGATCTTCATTGTGTTGCGCCCTGCGACTTTTGACGTACCACATTTTCAAAAACTTCCTGTAGTTGCTCTGGCAATTTCTTCCCGTTCCTGTTGCTTCTGCGAAGCACTCCCTCTGCTGCCTTTGCTGTTAAATAATACTTCTGCTGGACTTGTTGAGTTTCTACCACGTCTGCCAACGATGAAGACTCTGCGCCTTCGCTGGGGTACTCCAAAGTACTGAGCATCAAGGACTCTCCACCCGATACTATACCCGAGGTTGGCCATCTCCCCGAGAACGATTCCAAAGTCCTTCCCTCCGTCAGAGGATAATAAACCAGGGACGTTTTCGAGGACGAACCACTCTGTTTGCGTTTCTTCCACAAGTCTTCTAATCTCCCAGAATAACCCGCTTCTTTCGCCAGCCAAGCCAGCCCTTTTTCCAGCCACACTGAGATCTTGGCAGGGGAATCCTCCTGTAATAATTCCATTCTTTGGGTTGAATCCAGCATTTATTAACTCCTCTCCTGTTATCTGTTGAACATCTGTGAACTGTTTAGCCTCTGGAAAATGCTTGGCTAGTACCTCATTACACTTCTTGTCTATCTCAACTGTAGCTACAACCTTTACTCCATTACGGGTCATAGCCAAATCAAAGCCGCCAACACCAGCAAAGAGGGATACTCCTGTAAGCATTACTTCTCCTTAGTAATATCGGTTGGCAAGTGAGAATCTGTAAGCCTTGCAAGGGCTGCCATAACGTCCGTCAATATATTTAAGACCTCTAAGTATCTGGATTCTAGGGTCTCTACTTTGCTCTCTAAGGAGCTGAGCAATTCCGAAAGCACTAGAAGTTGGGTTCTGTGCGAAATGGTCAAACCTGCTCTCATTGGTCCATAAGGACTTGAGGCACTCCCACTCTCGTCCTCTCCAACCAAACGCAACCCACGCGTATTGCTTTGCCAGTTTTCTGTTCTCACCCTTCTCCTCCCACGTTGCCTTCGTTCTGTTCATCTCCGTCTGCTTGCTCGGATCTAGATGTGTCGTTGTTTCTATCTGTAAGAACACCAAGACTAGAGCTAATACTGGTAGCGCCAGTAATGTCCAGCCACGTTTTTGCCATACTCTCATCAGCTAACCTCTCCTGCTCAAGTAAATCCTTGTATTGGTCGGGATACTGCTGAGCAAGGCGTGTTAAAGCCCTTGCCCTAGCCCTCTGATAGTTGCGTAGCCATACAGCTCGCTTCTCAGAGTAGGCTCTGCGTTTATCTATCGTTTTCATTGAGCTTATCCTCCCATACTATGAGCAGGTAGGCAAGGATAGTCATAAGTATTACGCCTAGAAATAACATTATCCTCTCCCCCTCTCACTTATTATGGTAGCTAGGATTAAGGTGCTAACCTCAATTTTATCAACCATTAAGACGGGCTCTTCAGGATCTTCCTCGTTCCAAATAGAGACAAAGACCCTCCTATCTAGCCCCCTTCTGAACCACTCCACCGCTTCAGTAGCACTAGCGCCACCCCACACCGCGTCTTGGCCCTCTTTCTCTGTTATCTCATAGAACTTAACAGGTTTCATACCGCGAAACTCCCTTCTAATTCTAGTTGATATTCTATTGGCTCTCCTAGATTTATTCCGTTCTCATCTAGCTTCTGTAAAGCGTATCGCTTAGCCTGCTCCTCATCATCAGCATAGATAACTGTTGTGATATTTAATAGATCATAGACCAGCGTTATTGTGTAGTCGTTCATTATCCTTCTCCTCCTTGTAGTTGATTAAATTGATTTGATTTAGGGCATTGACCATACGAACTAGGTTAGCACCTGCCTCGCCAGCCTCCCCCTCCACCATTTGCTTTATGGCAAGGTTGCGGCATAGGTCTGCCTTAGCTTGATAGTATTCCTTATTCATTACCTTCCTCCTCCTCTTTCATCTTGATTAGGTCATCTATCTCTGGCGTTATCTTGTCCTCGTATTGGTCTAATAGATACTCTTTCATCTTAGACATTGACTAGCTCCTCATCTACTATCCAATTAGCTACTGTTTCAATAGCGTCTTTGACTTCGTGATAGACCTCGCCTGTGTATTCGTTAGAGCCATAGTCATAGACTTCGAACCAAGAGTTATTTATCCACTCTCCTCCGCTATCATCTATCTTGCTCAGGTCTTTATCGCGCTTGATACCTGCCCTTACTAGATCATCGCAGTATCTAATTATCTCCCCCTTGTAGAGGATACGCATTTCTCCTACACATACCACGCGATACTCTCGCCCTTGATAGGTGAGTAGAGCTACATCACTCGTATCTCCCCAAGTATAGAACGCGCTATCTTGGCGGTCTTTACGCTCCGCGTCATAGTCTAGTATCTCCAGCTCTACCCCTTTAGGTAGCTTATATTTCATCTTAGACATTAGCTTCCTCCTTGTTGTATGCCTTAGCATAGGTAGCCTCATCTAACTCACTTGCTAGGTCATATTTGCTTTCGTATTGATTACGCAAGCTCTCAGGCAATTTATCAAAGCCCTTTATCTCATACCCATTATACATTGACCAAGATAAGTTGATTAGATAGCTATTGCCTTGATAGGTAATCGCTATCGTTCTCTCCCACTCAGTATCGTTATGGTCTATCAGGTTTATATTCATTACTTGCCCTCTCTCTCATTAGCGTAGTCAAGGATTACCTGTAAATCCTCTGCTACTAGGTCATTATTATCGTTAAACCTTCCCTCTCCTAGATAGGGAAGCTCCCACTCTTGTCCGCTCCATACTGTTCCGTCAGGGAAGCGCACTTCCTCCGTTGCGGGATCTATCTCCCACCCTTCTGCCTTACTCCACTTGACTATAAAGTAGTGCTCTTTCATTTCTTGCCCTCTCTCTCCCTCTTATCGGTTATCTTGCTTAGTATTACTAGCCCTAGATAGATTACTAGAGCGTAGATAATAACTTGCATTAAGGCCCAAAAGCCTCCCACCTGCACGCTAGTTAGGCGCTCTAGTATAAAGTCAAGGCTCACTTGCTCGCCTCCTCTTTCTCGTTATGAGCTCCCTTATCCTTATGGTGATAACACTTATCGCAGATATTCTCCATACCTCCGACAGACATAGGCACAAAGTCGTGCTTCTCCTTCGCTCTCTCCCTCATAACTCTATCGAAAGCCTTGCCTAATTCTTCTGAATTATCTCTAACTCTAATCACTTGCCCGCCTCCTCTCTCACTTGCTTATTCCATAACCTAATAGCCTGGCGCTTGGTATAACCATAATACACGCGGTTTAGAAAGTAGTGATCGCTCTCTCCCTCTACCACGCCACAGATACGCCACGCACCCGAATACAGCTTCTCTATCGTCATACTCTCCCTCTCTCTCCTGGTATCCGATTAGATCCAGGCCGCCGCGCTCTCCCCGTAAAGAAAGAGCGCGACAGCACGGCCCTAAGCTGTCCTCATAGGCATAAGCAAGGCCCGCCAGGATACTTTATCCCCGTTCAAGTGGATCCCAATAGGCTTTCTTTCTCCATAGAAAGACACTTTCACGCCAGCGCTGGACTTTCTGCCTGCCAGCTTCTCTATCTTAGAGTAATCTGCAAAAAAGCTAGGGTTAAACGCTATCTCACCGACAGGGACAGTATCGCCCGCCTGGAATAGTTGAGCGTGCGGCGGGTAGCTGCACTCCCACGCCTGCACGGTTGCGCTATTGCCAGCCACAGCCACGCTAATCAGATCTCCCACGCGGTTAATCTGCACAGGCATACGGTCCAGGCGCTTTTCTTTCAATAGCTCCAGGATACGCTTAACATCAGACAGGCGCAGCACAGTAGCCGCCAGCTCTCCCTCTATCTCTGCCTCTATGCTGCCTTCAATTAGGCGATAGCGATCTGTGGCAACAGCGTAGAGCCTGCCTCCCTCGCTGTAGAGCTTCACGCAATTAAGCGCAGGTAGATCCTCCTTAGCGTGGGCCTGTGTTGCAGCTCCAGCTAATAGCTCTCTAACACTCTCGGCGCTGGCTGTAATTGTAGCCGCGCCTGTTTCTGTAATCGTGTCCATACTTTCTCCCTCTCTCAATTCCCTGGCGATCTGCCAGGGCCTAGCCGCTAGGCTTAGGCCACAGCCCACGGTATCCCGTGGGCCATAGTCCAGGCCTAGCAATTCCTGAATATAAACACGCCGCCGCCTGGAGCTTCCTCTGTGTGGTAATCGTAGGAGAGCTCCCGCGCCGCGTGCTCCCAATTAATGCAGGAGAAGGGCCAGCGGGCCGCGTCTAATTGATCCCCGTAAAGCTCTCGCGCTAGCTCCTCCGCATAGTCCTGGAAGCTGTCGCGCTCTCCCTGGTAGCTGTCCTCGAAGCTGTTTAGATCCCACTCCTGGCCCGTGAAAGAGATCCAGGCGCTAGCGGCAGCGATATCTATTCCCTGGCGCTGTATGCTCTCGATTAGCTCCGCCGCTTCTTGCGCTTCTACTGTGGAGCACTCTCCCTTGATAAACCCGTGAAAGTTTTCGTGATCTAACACCGAGAATTCATCACCAAAACAGCGCACGCAACGCGCAGCGGTATAGTCTCCTACCGTCTCAACCTTAGCCAGGCCTGCAGCTTCTAGATCTGCTGCCTGTGTGCCTTCTACCCACTTGCCGAATAGGGTCCCGCTGTTGTAGCAGCTTAGGCAACCGATCCAAGCGTTAGGTGTATCTGTTGAAATTGTCTTATTCATAGTTAATTGCCCCACTCTTCAATTAAGATATCCAGGGCATCAATTAGATCGGCGGTGAATAGCTCGAATTCATCAACGCTTAATCTGGATATAAATTGCACTTGATTATCCTTGAATATTGAAGCTAATTTAACAGCGATGAAATTGCAAGAATTGCCGCTGCAACGATGGCAGGAGCAGCCTTGCTTGATGAAAGTATGATCGCAACACTTGATGAAAGTTTTCATAAATTCCTGTCTAGGCCTGGCGATCTGCCAGGCCATAGGGAGAGAATAGACGAGGCTAATCTATCCCGTCAAGTAGGCCAAGGATAAATTTTTCAAGCGTGTCGGGCTGGAGCTGTCGGCCTTATCGGTCCAGGGTCCAGGCTCTAACAGCTCTCCAAGTATCGCAAGGCCTGGCAGGATCTAAGGCCTGGCTCCTGCAATAGATCCAGGCAGGGCAACGGGTGAGCAGATAGGGCAGGGCAAGGCAGGGCAGGGCAGGGCTATCGGATAGCGGTTTATTAACTAGAGCTCGGAGAATTATTAGGGGCGAGGGTCTGCCGATGTGGTAGGCCTCCCTCCAATATCTACCACAAGTCACCACAATTCCCCACGCTTAGCACTATCCCGCGCAAGTCTGCGAGCGTAGAAAACGCGGACCCCGCCCTGTTTAATACTGTAGGTATGTATAGTATGTACCCCAACAAAGTTTTTTTCCTAAAGTGAACCTTGATCATCTAGTGTCCTAGTTTGTCCGTATTTAATTGTGATGTTTACCACAAAATAAAGATTTTTAGAAAGAAAGCGGGAAATGACTATTTTTTCCCGCCTAATACAGTATAGGAGCAGTAAGCGGAACGGTTGTAGCTTACTGCGGGCTACGCTGACGCTACGCCCCTCTAAGGGCTGTAGCGGACTTACCCCTCACTTCGTTGTGACTCGTTCGGGCGCCAAGCCCGATGACGAGGCGCAAGTCGCCTCATTTAGTTGGGTGTAATCTATCTATAATTTAGGAGCCTGCTATTTCTAATAACACTGCTGATATAGCTAAGAGGGTAATCCTTAACGCTGTAGCAGAGGGTATGACTATAGAGACGGCTTGCGGTGAAGCTGGTAAGTCTATGAAGACTTATGAATACTACCGTAGATCCGATAAGGTCTTCGCAGATAAAGTTGATAGAACCCGCCTAGG